GTTCTCGATGTCGTGAAGTCTGACGGGCGTTTTCGCAGTGTCGCGATCCTTGGCGACTACACCTGCGTTACGCTGCCGCGGTCACAGTTTGATGCTGTGCACGCAGTTGCTATGGTAGCCAAAGTGACGGTTTCGCCCTCCATGGTAGCCAGCAACATTGCTGTGTCGGGTCCTACAGGCCTACCGACAGAGCGCATGCCTCCTGGACATGCGGCTATTCTCACCAGCTACATTCGGGCTGGTGTCCCGTCGTTTCCCCCGACGGTGTACCCACCAAGTGATTGTTTGAACGTTATTGCTTACGCTAAGCATGACTACGACGCCGATGTTAAGTTGGCGGGCTTTGGCTCGCCCATCGTTGGACCTTGCTTTTCGCACGTGTCATCAATATCGTCAGATGACCGTTGCATTGCAGGGCGCGTTGAAGCCTTCACTGCCACTGATGAAGACGGTGACAGTCTCGCTGATTCCGACGACAGCGAGGAGAAGCCAATCCCGCCGACACTTTTGCAGTACATGACTGAGTTTCTGGAGTTTCTCATTCCTGTACCGCATGTTGGTGAGCCGGTTGACGAGGACTATGTCTTCGCCAAACAAGCAAAGGCCGGGCAGCAACACATCCTCAACACAGGAACGTTGATTGGATGGATGCGCGCCAAGTGGGACGCCTTCATGAAGCGGGAAACCTACATGAAGCAAACTGACCCGCGAAATATTTCGCAGGCAGAGCCGTCCATTAAGCTTGCGTATTCCAAGTTTATGTACGCCTTTCACCAAGGCGTGCTGAGTCAAGCTCCTTGGTACGCATTTAACAAGACGCCAGCACAGTGCGCCGAGCGTGTCGCTGAAATATGCGAGACCGCCGAGCATGTTGCACAGGCTGACGCCAACCGTTTCGACGGGCACGTGAAGCGACGATTGCGCGTGTTCGAGCGAATGGCTGCTTTGCGTTACTTTCGACGTGAGGTTCACTCTGCACTCAATGAGGCCATGGACAAGCAAATCGGCCTCCCGGGCACTACTGTGTTTGGTCGCAAGTACCGTTCAGGGTACTCTCGTGGATCAGGGTCGTTAGAAACGTCCGACTACAATTCTCTTGACAGCGCGTTTATCGCCTATTGCGCATGGCGCAATACGTTGCGAAACGGTGTCAACCTGACTCCCGAGCAAGCATACGCAGCGCTTGGCATATACGGAGGCGACGACAGCCTCGACGGAGGTGTCGACCCTCGTGCCTTGAAGCGCAGCGCGGGGCTGCTGGGCCAGGATTATAAGATTGAGGTCGTTAAACGAGGCGAACTTGGCGTGTCTTTCTTGAACCGCTGTTTCACACGCCAGGTATGGCATGGGGATGTGAATTCTTGTGCTAATCCACTCCGACTGTTACAAAAGTTGTTTGTGGGCCCGACTCACCTTGTGGACCCGTTGCAACGATTTGCCGAGCGCGCCGCAGGGTACTGGCGCATGGACCGAAATTCACCGGTCATCGGCGAGATCGTGGAGGCAGCGCACGAGCTGTTGGGCGATCGCCAAGGGGGCGAGTTGGCTCCGTGGGACGGGCGGTTTTCGGCTGAGGCTAATTGGCCAAACGCTCCGTCGTATGACTACATGGATGTGTTCAACGGTATGATTCCGTGCTTTGACTGG